GCGTAAGAATAATAAAGAAAGCAAACCTTAGTTGAAACATGTCTATTCAATTTTATACAAAGATACCTTATATTTGTGTTGTGAAAGCCAAGCGAAACTACAAGAAGGAGTATGCTAAATACGGTGCTTCTCTTTCTGCAAAGAAATATAGAGCGGAGCTAAACAAGTACAATAGAGATAAGGGTACGGCAGGGAACGGAGATGGCAAAGACGCATATCACGTAGGAGGAAAGATCAGAGGCTTTGTTAGGGCAGCAATAAACAGGGCGAAAAACAGACCTAAGAAAAGAAACAGTAAGGGCTAAGGTATGCACCTGTAGCTCAGTTGGATAGAGCATCTGCCTTCTAAGCAGACGGTCACAGGTTCGAATCCTGTCAGGTGTACGAAATTTAATTAAAATGGCTAGTTATAAGTGTGAGTGCGGAAAAACAAAAGACGCTTCTGGCGTCAGCATAAAATTTGTTGATGGTAAGGCAAGGCACGAAATAAAGTGCGACTGCGACAAGTACATGAATCTTTCCAATCCTAAATCAGGAGCCCCTAGCTTTAGAAGCAATAGGTGGGGCCAAGTGTACTAATGCAAGACTTTCTTGACTTTATGCAGGAAGTAGCTGGGTTCTACAATTCCTTTGGTACTGACAACAAGACGTATGACTATGACGGTGACGGAGTGGTCACTGTTCTTGATTGGCTTGAATTTTTATCCAATCAGCCATGGTTTTAAATCCATTGCTAGACATAGAAGATTACGATGATCCAGCTATTAAAATTTGCCCCAACGGTACGGAAGGTGAGGTTATCGAACTTGGTGGGATACTCATTGTTCTTCCCGCTAAGCCCTCCAAGAAAAAAATTTTTGGACATGAAAAACCAAACCACATGCAGATGTGGGAAAGGGTTTCTATGCCAGAGGAGCTGTCTAGGATTAAGTCTATGGATGAGTGGCTCGAAATGCCAAGGGAGTTTCGACAGAAGTTTTCTCCGTATATCGAGGAGGAGTTTCGCCGTCGGCGTGAGGGCTTTTGGTTTTATAATAACGGTGAGCCTACATATATTACGGGGCGTCACTATATGATGCTTCAGTGGACCAAAATGGATATTGGTTCACCAAGCTATCTAGCCTTTCAAAGAGATATCTTCTTACATTTGTCTGCGTGTGAGGCGGACCCCCGCTGCATAGGGCAGCTATATACTAAGTGTAGGCGGAGTGGGTATACTAATATCTGCTCCGCTGTTCTTTTGGACGAAGCTACCCAAGTGAAAGACAAGCTTCTTGGTATACAGTCAAAGACTGGTAAAGACGCTCAAGAGAACATCTTCATGAAAAAAGTGGTGCAGATGTTTCGGCACTACCCTTTCTTTTTCAAACCTATCCAGGACGGTACTACTAACCCTCGTATGGAGTTGGCTTTTAGGGAGCCCAGTAAAAGAATTACCAAGAAAAACAAAACGGCTCAAAAGGGCGAGGCTCTTAACACCGTTATCAACTGGAAGAATACTACTAATAACGCATACGACGGTGAAAAGCTTCACTTGTTGTATTTAGACGAAGCAGGAAAATGGGAAAAACCTACGGACATAAAGGACGCTTGGAGGATTCAAAGGACATGTTTGATCGTAGGGCGAAAAATCGTGGGAAAAGCAATGGTCGGAAGCACAGTCAATCCGATGGACAAGGGAGGGAAAGAATACAAACAACTGTGGCAGGACTCAAACGCCCAAGAAAGAAACGCCAATGGGAGGACGAGGACTGGACTCTATAGGCTGTTTATTCCTGCTTATGAGTCTCTAGAGGGGTTTTTTGATAGATATGGAAACCCTGTAATAGATCAACCTGAATCTTCTGTAGAAGGTGTTGATGGGGAGCTTATCCATCAAGGGGCTAAGGTTTACCTTAAAAACGAAAGAGACTCATTAAAAAGTGATGCCTCTGAGCTTAACGAGGTTGTTAGACAATTTCCATTTAGTGAAGAGGAGGCCTTTAGGGACAGCATTGATGGTAGCATTTTTAATATCGGAAAACTTTATGAGCAGCTCGATCACAACGAAGAACTGTATCCTAATCCAGTGGTAACTGGCAACTTTGTGTGGAAGAATGGGGTAAAGGATACAGAGGTTGTTTTTACTCCTGACGCTAGAGGTAAGTTCAATATCTCTTGGTTGCCCCCTAAGGAGCTAAGGAATAAAAAGCTTTATGAAAGAAATAAGTTAGTAGCGCCAAATGCAGAGCTAGGGGTAGGCGGGGTTGACTCTTATGACCTTGACGCCACCGTCGATGGCCGTGGGTCTAAGGGTGCGCTGCACCTGTACAACAAGTTTCACATGGAGCACCCATCAAACATGTTTGTGCTGGAGTATGCGACTCGCCCGCCTTTAGCTAAGATATTTTACGAAGACGTACTTATGGCTGCCTTTTATTATGGGTTTCCACTGTTAATTGAAAACAATAAGTACGGCATCGCAAGGTACTTTGAATCAAGGGGTTACGACGGCTACTTAATGAATAGGCCTAAACACCTTTCTGCTCCAAACGCCAAAATTAACGTTAAGACCAAAGGCATCCCCTCGAACTCTCAAGAGGTTATACAAGCGCATGCTCAAGCTATCGAGTCTTACATACATAACTACGTTGGCTTAAACCCTGAAAGCGGTGAACCAGGAAACATGTATTTTAACGACACCCTAGAAGACTGGATTGGATTTAAGATTGACAATAGAACAAAGTTTGACTTGACTATTAGTTCTGGTCTTTGTCTCTTGGCGGCCCAAAAAGTAAAATCCAAAAAGGTGGTATCTAACTTCTCTGAAAAGCAGTTTTTTAGGCGTTATAAGCCAATTAACTCAGAATGACTACTTTCTTATATTTGCACAAATGAATAAGATTCGCTAAATGTATAGCAATAACAAAAATTCCAAATCATTTCCTGATCCTCTGGCTAAGCAGTCGGAAAAGTCGTCAAAGGAATATGGCTTGAAGTACGCAAAAGCGATTGAGGGCCAATGGGGTGACTTTGGAACTGCTGACTCGCTGTACAGGAAAAGAAATAGGCTTTTTGAAAACAACAGAGAGTATGCGAATGGGACTCAAGATACCACTATATACAAACAACTTCTTAACTCTCTAGACCCTAACAACTCTGATGGATCTTTGGTAAATCTGGACTACACTCCAGTTCCAATCCTACCGAAGTTTGCCAAGATTGTGTCTAATAAGATTCTGTCTAGAAACCCATATCCAAACCTCGAAGCAATAGACCCTATTTCGTCATCGAATAAAAACGATGAAAAGAACAAGCTTAGAATGCAGGTTCAAATGAGGGAGAAGCTTCAAGCTCTTAAGCAAAAAACTGGGGGGCTAACATTAGGTCAAGATCCTGACACTCTTCCTGAAACAACAGAGGAAGCTGAAATTCTTCTTGAGACAAATGTAAAGACTGATGGTGAGATTGCAGCTCAAGTTGCAACTAGTCTTACTTTGACCTGGAATAACTTTAATGACGGCGCATACAGGAGAAGTGTTCAAGATCTTACTGCTTTGGGCATGGCTGTTGTCAAACGAAGCAACGACCCCAACTACGGGATTAAGGTTGACTATGTAGACCCTATAAACTTTATCCACAGCTACACAGAAGATCCTGGCATGAACGACTTGATGTATGCAGGTCACATCAAAAGGATCTCTATTTCGGAGCTTAAAAGACTAGCGGGCGATCAATTTGATGAAAAGCAATACGAAGAGATTGCTAAGAAAACCACCAAGTACAACTCATCATCTAGTAAGGGATACTTTGACTCGTCTGTAAATAAGATGAAGTACGAGTATGACGATTTTATGGTTGAGGTTATTGACTTTGAGTTTATGTCAGTTGACTGCATATACTACGAGCAAAAAGAAAACCGTCACGGTAACACAGGGTTTTTTCATCAAGGGTTTGACTACAAAGAAAGAAAGGCGGGGGTGTTTGAAAGGACGCCTCATAAGATGGAGATTGCAACTCTTTATGGAGGGTCCTACGTACTAGGTACAAATCATATTTTTGATTATGGGATGAAAAACAATGTGCCTAGAAATATGCACGACATCTCAAGGTGTAGGCTTTCATACTCCTCTGTTTGTACAAACATCAGAAGGATGGTCCCTAAGTCTATGGTTAGCAGCTGCACTGGGTTTGCTGATATGCTTCAACTTACTCACCTTAAAATTCAACAGGCCATTGCCAAGGCTAAGCCTGATGGATTGATCATTGATATTGAAGGACTAGAAAATGTTCAGCTGGGTAAGGCTGGAGAGCTGCAACCCCTGGACCTGCATGATATTTACGAGCAGACGGGTGTTTTCTACTACAGAAGCAAGAACCCTGACGGGGGCTTCCAAAACCCTCCTGTAAGAGAAATTGGAAATAGCATTAGAAACATCAACGAGTTGATTGCATTATACAATCATTACTTGAGGATGATTCGTGATACTACAGGTATCAATGAGATGATGGATGCGTCTACTCCTAAAGGAGACACGCTAGTGGGAGTTCAGCAAAATGCTATTGCCGCAGGCAACAACGCTATTTACGACATTACAAATGCGGCTATGATTCTTTACAAGAAGACTTGTGAGGATATAGTTAAGTGCTTGCAGATTTTGCCTCCAGAGTCTGTTATTTATGGCACTTACGAGAATGCCATTGGCAAGACCAATATGGGAGTCCTTTCTTCTTTTGGAGATTTGCCGATGTTCAACTTCGGTGTTACCGTTGTTAAAGAGATGGAGGACCAAGACAAGATCTATCTTGAACAAAGCATCCAGGCTTCTTTGGCTCAAAAAGAAATTGACCTAGAGGATGCCATGGCTGTCCGCCAAGTTAGGGACATCAATCAAGCAGAAAAGCTGCTTGTTGTTCGCCGCAAAAAAAGGATGGAGAGGATTCAAAAGCAAGCAATGCAGAATGCTCAGATGCAGGCTCAGCAGGCGCAGCAGGCAGCTCAGGCCGCTTCGCAGGGGAGGATGCAGGAGATGCAAATGGAGGCGCAAATTGAAACTCAAAAGATGCAGCTTAAGAGTCAGCTCGAAGCGCAACTAGAGCAGGTTAGACATCAGTTTAGAAAAGAGATTGAGATTATCAAGGCACAGGCTACTCTTGGATTTAGAACTGAAGAGCAAGAGTTTAAAGAAAAACTTGAGGTCCTTAAAGAAGACAGAAAAGACGATAGAGTAGAGCGTCAAGCCGTAGAGCAAAGCAAACTTATCTCTCAAAGAAAAGGTGATAGATCAGAGCTCCCAGAAAAACAAGATCAAATAAACATAGGACAACTACTTTAACATGGCAAAAAAAGTAAATCTTGATGTCAGCGAACGCCTCGACATTACATGCAGAAGAGGTGATTCCTTTTCGGTTACGCTAACCCTAAAGGACTCTGCGGGTACAGCGTTACCTTTGGTTACTGATGAGTATTCATTTGTAATGCAGGTGAGAACATCTCCTACCGCAGCTAGAGCAAAAGGTACTTCTGGGCTTGTAATGTCTACCGCAGAGCTTGGTCCTAAAGCGCTTAATAGAGATGGTAGCCAAAGGGCTTTTGAGCCTTTTGTATTGGACAATAGCGGTAACGTTACTATTTCAGCTACAGCAGAAACCATGAGGCTTATACCTGGAGGATCGTATGTGTATGATCTTCAACAAATTAAGCCAAATGCTACTACGGGTAACGATGACCACACAACAATACTAAGAGGAAACTTTAGGGTAATTGAGGACGTTTCTGACGCCACCCCAACGCCTGTTTCTAGATGAGTGTTTCCGTAAATACAACATCAGGTAACTCTGTAAGCGTATCGGTTAATGATGGGACTACAACAACAATTAACTCGTCATCTACGAGTGTATCTGTTACTAGCCCTTCTTCGTCGTCAATTACTGTAACTGAAAAAGGACCTAAGGGTGACACTGGTGCTACAGGAGCTACAGGAGCCACGGGAGCCACGGGAGCCACGGGGGCTACAGGAGCTGCTGGGTCTGATGGTACCTCACCCAATGCTTTTACTACACTGGCTGTATCTGGTCAGGACAATGTGGTTGCTGATGGAGTAGATGACACCCTCACTCTTGCTGCTGGGTCTAACGTAACCATTACGACAAACGCATCAAGCGATACAGTTACGATTGCTTCTGCTGATACAAACACTCAGCTAAGCACCGAGCAGGTTCAGGATATTGCTGGACCGCTTGTTGCGACAGGAGGAACAAAGACAAACATTGCAGTCACCTATGATGACGATAGCGGCAATATGGATTTCGTCGTTGCTTCAGATCTAAACACCACAGGTAATGCTGGAACAGCTACGGCGCTTGCTACGGCAAGAGCTATTAACGGGGTAGACTTCGACGGTACCGCACCTATAACAGTTACTGCTGCTGGCTCTACGCTTTCAGATACAGTGCCTGTTTCAAAAGGCGGCACGGGCGCTACTTCTCTTACATCAAACTCACTTCTTACGGGCAATGGAACTTCCGCAGTGCAAGCTGAGTCTGGGCTGACGTTTAACAACAATATTTTTTCACTAGACTCTTCTAGTTCGGCAAAGCCCTTATTGGTAATTAACAACACCAACGCCGATGCTGAAGCCCCTGAGTTGCACTTTCAGAAGGGCACTACTGGAGCAGATGGGGACGATCTTGGTAAGATAAACTTTCAGGGATTTGATGGTGGAGGCGACGAACATATTTTTGCTCAAGTCCTTGGTGAGATTGCTGAGTCTGATGCTGGTTCTGAAGAGGGTAAGCTAACAATCAATGTGGCAAGCCATGATGGTGAATTGCAATCTGGGTTAATTATTGCTAGTGGAAACGCTGAAGATGAGGTTGATGTTACCGTAGGCAATACTGCAACGTCTGTAACAACTATTGCTGGTACACTCACTATGGGTAGTACAGCTACGCTAGATAACAGCGGGAATCTATTAAACAATGCTGCGACAGCTACAGCACTTGCCACAGCCAGAGCAATCAATGGAGTAAACTTTGACGGGACTGCTCCCATCACTGTAACTGCTGCTGGATCTACTTTGTCTGATACCGTTACTGTAGCCAAAGGTGGTACAGGTGCTACCTCCCTTACAGCCAATGCACTGCTTACAGGCAATGGTACTTCTGCAGTACAAGCAGAATCTGACCTTACTTATGATGCAGATACAGATACGCTACAACTAACAAGCTCCACAGGAGGCTTTCCTAGAATTGAACTTAAGTCTGAAGCAGACACCACAAGTGGTCAAAGATTTGTTTTCATAAAAGACAGAGGGGCTGCTCCAGCGGACGGTGACACCTTGGGCGTTATTAGGTGGGAAGGTGAGGACTCTACGCAGGCTGCAATTGCTTATGCTCAAATATTTGGAAAAATAGCAGACACAACTGACGGTCAAGAGGGCGGTCATCTGGGATTTCAAATTGCATCTCATGATGGGGAGATGACGGTCGGCCTCGAGCTTGTAGACGGAGATGCTGAAGATGAGATTGATGTAAACATTGGAAGTGGATCAGCGTCTTTAACTTCTATATCTGGTGATCTTACTGTTTCTAGAGACTTAACTGTTGGGGGCCATTCAGTAAACGACATAGACGTGGCTGGTGAGTTTGTAGATTCTGATGAACACTTAATGACATCAGCAGCTATTAACGATAGATTCGCCCCCATCAGTACAACTTTTCTTCAAGTTTATAGTCAAGGTTTTTTTGACGATATAGCTACAACTAAACACTATTTGCCTTTTAAGGACATAAATGAGCAAACCACACTTTACCAAGAAGAAGCTGCATTTCTTATGCCTTTTGACGGTAGAGTTAAGTCTGTTTCCTTAAAAACAACTAGTTTGACAGCAGATGGAAACTTTACTGTAGGCATAAACACTATACCTACAGGATCTAATGTTTTTAGCGGGTCTAATTGGACGGAGCAAGAAAATGAGGTTCTTGCAGCAACTTCTACTGATGACAACCACACATTTCATTTTGTGTTTGACAACGCTAAACATTTTGATGCTGGAGACTCTTGCACCATTAGTCTTCAGGCTTCTGCAGACATAACAGGCAATGGGTATTGGCACGTAACTACAGTTGTAGAGTTCGACACTGCAAATGACTTAGGATCATCGAGCACTGAGCATGACTCAACTCCATAATGTTGTTCTGATTATATTTGCATTATGGCATTGAGCGCAAGCGATAAAAAGAAACTAAAGAGGTACGGTCTTTCTGGCTTAAGTAAGCCTAAGAGGTCTGCATCTGGAAAGAAGTCTCATATCGTAGCTGTACGTGTAAACGGAAAGATTAAGATTATTAGGTTTGGAGAGAAAGGCGCTAGTACTGCAGGTAAGCCCAAGGCTGGGGAGTCTGCAAAGATGAAAGCTAAAAGAAAGTCTTTTAAGTCTCGTCACAGGAAGAACATCGCCAAAGGACCTAGCAGTGCTGCGTACTGGGCAAACAAAGTAAAGTGGTGAGTTACGGATCTGCAAATAGATATTCTCCAGCGTCTAGAGGTAACTCTAGCGCTCCAAGACGCGCAAGCAACAGAAGTATGAATACTGTAAAAACAAACAAAGGCGGCAAGCTCAGAGTGTCATCTAAGACGCAACTTGTTGACCCGCCAAAAGGATTTCACTGGATGCTAGAAGGCGGAAGGTACTTTCTTATGAGAGGGGAATTTAAATCTCATCCAGGAGCAGTAAGAAAAGCAAAGTTTAAGCTTGCCGACCATGGCTAAGAAGTTCAACGCGAAATACACGCGGGGCAGCTCTAACGTTGGAGAAAGAAAAAAGCTTATGGCTGAGATTTCTGCCATATACAAAAAGTATCGTGGAACTAAAGGCAAAAGAAAAAAGAAAGGATTCCCACCAGCCGTAGCCGCCAGACTCAAGAAGCTTATGGCAAGAAGAGATAAGATATGATAATTCTAAAGAAGGGCGGAAAGGTCAAAAAGAAAAAGAAGAAAAAGAAGGGGGGTGGTATGGCTAACCTTTCTGCAGCGCAGAAAGAAGTATACCGCAGAGGCCTTGCTGCATATATGAGTTCTGGGAACAGGCCAAAGGTATCTCAGCATGCTTGGGCTATGGCTCGTGTAAAGTCTGCATTTGGAAAGCGCGAAGCCGCTAAGATCCGTGCTGGCAAGGGCAAGAAAAAAAAGAAATAATAATTAGTATATTTGCCCAAACAAACTAAACAAAATGGCTACTACAACCGTATCTCTTACGATCTCTAGCGGAGACCTTACTGGAGACAATCTTTCTTTGAGTACATCAACTCAGCTTAAAAAAGGCGCAAGCGCTACTGGCCTGGACCAAACTACGGGCGTTGCTCGCAAGTTTTATGCTTCAGCTCAGGCTAATGAAACTTTGATCTCTGCTGGGGATTACACTGCAGGAAAGGCTCACAAGGTTTACATCAAAAACACTTCAACCAGTAACTCTGAGTTTATTAAGGTTGAACTTGGAGGGTCTAACCTTTCTCTTGGCTTCCTCTACGGTGGTGACTTTATGTTCATTCCTTATGACGGTGAAAACGACATTGATATTGACACATCTGATGTCAACATGACTGTTGAGTTCCTCGTTATTTACGAAGCATAATGGGTACAGTTAGAACAAGTCTAACTATCTCAACTACTGACGTCCTAGCGACAGCGGTAAGCATCACAGCTGCCAAAAATTTTGCTGCTGACTCTGGTGTAATCCTTCGCGCTAAAGTTGCTGAAGTAAGCGGTGGTGGCAGTGGCCTCACTGTGTACAAAGCCAGCGACAAAACTACGTCCGCGTACTTGTATGTTAGAAATCTAAACCCTGAACTAGAAAACTACATCTACGTTTACAACGACACAGACTCTGATGCCGCTGTAGCTAAGATTGGTGGTGGAGAGTTCTGTTATATCCCCGTGCCAAACGATAAAACGTTTAAGGCTTACGGGACTCTTGTTAATCAAATCGTTGAGTACGCTGTCTTTGGCAATGACGACTCAGCTAATACTCTTGGATAATGGCTAGTATTTCAAATCAAGGAGTGGCAAGTCAAGCGGCTTTTGGGCAGTTTGGTAGCACATTCACAGTAGCTACAGACGTAACTGTTAAGCCTCCCGCTGGGATGGTTATTGTCGCTATTACGTTTCTAGGTGATACAACTCTCACTACTCTTACAGCCGAAAAGCAAGTAGACGGGGAAAACAAGGACTCGTCCTTTAACCACACAAACGAAGGCGCCGCTTTGGCAAGCGCTAATGGTGACCCCATTGTGGCCGCCACCATTTTCCCAAAAGGGTTGACTGTCTACGGAAGATGGACTGAAGTATTGGCAGCTTCTGTTACTACAAACACAGGGTACATCGTGTACTTCGCACCCTGATATAAAAATCAATAATTTAATTTAAATGGATAATATTTCAAAGATTGAGATTGTAGACAGTGCTGAAGCTCTGCAACAGTCTATGCAGGCAGAGTCTGCTCCTGTTGAACAAGCAGCTGTTCAGGATAATGTTCCTCCAGCTGTACCTCAGCCAGAGCCTACAACAGAAAATCAACCACAGGTTTCAGAACCTGAGCAGACGATGGAGTCTACACCTTATGTAGATCCTGAGGCTGCACCTACACAACCACAAGAAACAACGGGGCCGCAATACAGCGACCAAGAAGTTGAATCAGCAGTTTTTACTTTTCTAAGCGAGCGGCTTGGAAGAGATGTAAACTCGATCGACGACTTAAATGCTCAAGCAGCTCCACAACAAGTTCTGGACGAACGTATTGAGGCTATCGCCAAGTTCGTTGAGGAGACAGGTAGAAAGCCTGAAGATTGGTTCGCTTATCAGTCGCTAAACCCATCCGAGATGGATGACGTTACGGCTGTTAGAATCAATATGGCTTCACAATACCCTAACCTCACGCAAGACGAAGTCAGTATGCTTATCCAGAGCAAATACAAGCTCGACTCTGATGTGTATTCAGATGAAGAGGTTAAGATGTCTCAACTGCAGCTGAAGATTGACGGCTCCGAGGCGAAAGGCAAGATCGAAGATCTTCGTAGTTCGTACAAGGCTCCTGAGCAAAGAGAAGCGACAGGGCTTGAGGCAGAATCCTTTATTGACGCTGAGTGGATCAGCAAGATGGAACAGGAAGTGGATAGTCTTACAGGGTTGGAGTTCGACCTAGGTAACGACAAAACATTTACATTCTCTCTTGATGGCCAGTACAAGTCAGAGCTCAAGCAAAAAAATGCTCAACTAGAGCAATTCTTCGACCCCTACGTCCGCGACGACGGTAGCTGGGATTACGATACTTTGTCTTCGCACAGAGCCCTTATTGACAATGTAGATCAGATTCTATCTTCTGCATATAAGCAAGGCCTCAGTGATGGACAGCGTAACGTAGTCACTCAAGCAGCTAATGTATCTATGGATACACCTCAGACAGGAAATACGGGTCAAGAGCAATCTCCGCTTGTAGCTGGCCTAAAACAAATTATAGGTCAGTCAGGCAAAATGACTTTTAAAATCTAAAAACTAAAAATTATGAGCTTAACAGCTGCTACTAGGGACGGAGCTCCCTTTGATATTCAAATCAACCCAGACAAATATGCTGCGGTTGGTGATTTGTTGAACGCTGCGGCGGCGTCCGCAACGGATGTTCATGGTAAGCCAGACGTGTCTGAACTGTTGGTGAAAACCTACGGCGACCAAGGCATCACTGGTTTCTTGAAGCTGACAGGTGCTGTCACTTCTGCTGGTTCTTCTGACCAGTTGGAATTTTACGAAGAGGGCCGTCGTCACAAGACTTACGACTACACCTCTGGTGCCACTACTGCCTCTAACGCAATTAACGTTCCATCTGCTAACTTGACCCAGGGTAATGGGCAGGGTGGTGAGGTTCCAAATGACGACACCAACGACATTTCAGATTTGGTTCCTGGTGACATCTTGATGGATTTGGCCTCTGGATGCCGTATGATCTACAAGGACTTTGGTTCTACTGCTGCCGATGACCACACTTTCATCCGTATGGATGGTGCAAACGCGGATGGTACAACTGATATGATTGTAGCAAGCGGTGGCACTTTGGCACACATCGGAAATGTGTACTCACAAGGTTCTAACCAGCCTACTGTCTTCACTCATCCAGAAGTTAAGCGTCGCATCAACACTTACGCTATTACCAAGGATCGCTTCCAAGTGAATGGCTCACAAGCTACTAACGTAGGTTACATCAACGTTGGTAACGGCGACTACAGATGGTACATGCACGGTGAGGCAGAAGCTCGTAAGCGCTTCGAGGATCGCCGCGAAATGATCATGTTGTTTGGTGAGTTGAACGACCACGCGAACGCTAACACCTTGGCGGTTTCTACCACTGGGGCTAACGGTAAGTTTGCTGGTACTGAAGGATACGTCACGGCTCTCGAAGAGGGTGGTATCAAGTGGGCTGACAGCGCAGGTATTGACTCCTTGTCTGACATTGACACCATTATCGCTGAGTTGGACGCCAACGGCGCTCCTTCTGAGTACGCTATGTACCTCGACAGAGATCAGTCTTTGAAGATTGATGATATGTTGGCTGCAGGTGTTGCTACACAGGTTACTGCTGGTCTCCCAGGTCAGTTTGGTGCCTTTGACAACAATGCTGACATGGCTGTTCAGTTGGGCTTTAAGAGCTTTACTCGCGGTGGCTACACCTTCCACAAGCACGACTTTAAGTTGCTGAATGATCCAACCTTGTTGGGTGCAGCTTCAGCTAACTACTACAAAGGCATCATGTGCCCATTGACTACTGTTGCTGATGCACGCACTGGTGTTTCTGCTCCTGCATTGGAGATGAAGTACAAGGCCGCTAACGGTTACAGCAGAGAGATGGAGCACTGGGTAACTGGTGGCGGAATCATGGGTCACACCAACGGAGACAACGGTCAGGACGTTATGACGTTCCACTACCGTTCTGAGACTGCGTTGTTGACTCGTGCTCGTAACCAGCACGTCTTGATCACCAAGTCGTAATAAACCTAAGTAAGGAGAGGGGGCTTCGGCCCCTTCTCTAAGCTTTTTAAAAAGAAAAAAAATGGCTATTTCAAAACATATTTTTCCTTTGGTCCTTGACGGGGCTCTTCAAGCTGTGTCTGCATCTGGTTCAAGCACAGCTTGGAACGGATTGACCAGCTATGTGGAGGTTGACAGTTCAGGCGG